TCTGACAAGCCCTCTTACAAGGATCCTCCTCGTGAAGTCTCCTATTATGCCTATAAGCGAATCAATCACTTTAATGAATGGTTGGCTCAGATTCAGGCGAAGGAATCCACAGATATTCCTGCGGAAGTCTTTGATGCTATTTTGGTGGAGTTGAAAAAGGAGCGCATCACGGATATTGGAAATATTAAAACATCCAAGATTCGTGAGATTCTGAAGAAACTCAAGTTTAACAAATATTATGAGCATGCTGCTCACATTATGAATCGGATTAATGGAAAGAATGCTCCTGTGATTACTCGAGAGACGGAGGAGAAACTCAGACATATGTTTATTGAGATTCAACCTTCCTTCCAGAAGCACTGCCCTGCGGGTCGCTCGAACTTCTTGTCGTATTCCTATGTTTTGTATAAGTTTTGTGAACTCCTGGAGTTGGACGAATATTTACCCAACTTCCCTGTGCTAAAAAATCGCGACAAACTCTTTTGCCAAGACAAGATTTGGCAACTCATTTGTCAAGATTTGCGATGGCAGTTTATTCGCAGTTGCTAATGCTTTCTCGATCTGGATTTCTTGGACTTTCTGGTCCTTCCTCCTTCAGCAGGTCGTCTGCGTCTTTCTGCAGCGTTGGCGAATAAACGGCGCCTAGCATTCCGATTTAGAGGAGGCGCAGGGACATTTCCTGCGATAGGTGCATTAGCAACAGCTGTAGAAGGTGCACCTGAACCAGCAGCAGCCGGTCCATTTGAAACAGCAGGAGCAACTCTGGCAATGTAAGGAACTACATTCCGACGAGTTAACTGATGGCGATTGAGAGGGTGACGAGGATTTACTGCAGCTGCCCTTTCGAAGGATTGCCGTTTAAAAAAATACATTGGATAACTACTTCTTCCATCTGAAAACAAAAGGTCTACCATTTCTGTTCCATCTTCAATATCATCTCTGGAAATAACATTTTCAGACCCTGCTGGAACATTTCGTAGAGGAGCACCACGGTAGTTCAAAGGAAACCCTTCTTGTCTTCTTACTTCTGCATCTCTCAAAAATCTGTAACGCGCCTCATCAACGTCCAAAACATCGGCAATAGGTGTGCCTGTCATTTCAGAAATCACATGCTTGGCATCAGTATCAGTTCCTCTGTTTGTATAAATAACAATGCCATACCCTCGTTGGATTTCGAAGTAGGAGGGAGCATCAGAATCCAATAAAACCCTCCCTCCAATACGATTTTTCATTCCTTGAAGAAACCGTCTTAGAAATTCATCAATCCGTGCCTTTTCCTCTCGTGAGACCCAATATCCTCTGCGATAAGGCTCTCGTCTTCTAGCGGGTTCATTTTCAAGAATATTTTGAATGATATTATTATTCTCTAAGGTTTCTACAGGTTTGTCCCAAAATCGATATTCATGACGAGGTATGCGTTCATAACATTTTAAATTTACTACAAATCCAGGAACAATCACACGGTTTAAAATAAGAACTCCCGTTTTACGAGAGCCAAGGGGGCATATGCGACCATTTGAACCAAGATTGTTGTTCATTCTATTCTAGGAATACAAATCATCGTACTGATCATTGGCAGCAAGACAGACAGAATCTTTGATTTCTTTCTGTATGATTTTCTTCGCTGACCAAGGTTTTCCGGGAAGTCCCTTGTCTAGATTCATTGTAAACAGATTCTTTTTTGTATGGTCCAAATGAAGTTCATAGAGGTCGATGAATAGAGATCCAACCAAGAAAGCCAGCCATTTTTCCACCACAGTTTCGTAGGGATCGTTCCGTTTGATTTTCAGAAAATCAAACGCAAGGAGATTGGATTGAATGCTTTTGACTTCACTTGCCACCATCTTGTTCCGTTTCAAGAACTGAAAGTAAATGCTGTGGGCCTGATAAGGATCAGTAGGTTTTACCAGAAAGGTAAAGTAATTCTCTATATCCGATTTTGTGTTGTAAAGAAGAAATGGATTGAGTGAATGAAAGAGAAATCGGAGAACAATCTCACTCACTTCAGGAATACACGTTTGAAGTTTTTTATGACTCACAAGTGGGAACAAGGGATTGTCCTTCTCCAACGGTTGCTCAAAATAGTCATGTAAATAGGCTCGACATAGTTCACAAGGCATTTTTATAGAACGTAAAGATTCTTTTTGAGTTCAATTTTTTACGGATAGGTCAAGAAAGGAGGCTCATAGATTGGTCCAGGATCCGAGCCCGTCATATCTGTAATATCACGACGGACAACCTTGGGATAGATGTTCTTGTAGTAATAATAATCTTCCGCAGTCGGGACGTGGCTCGTTGCTAACTGAACCATTGTTCCAGGGCTTGTAAATCCATCTTTTCTCAAAAACAGGAAACCAACTGCCAGAACAATCAGAAGTCCAATCACAGCATTCGATAGTTTCGCCATCTACTAGAAAATTGAAAGTATTTCATTTCCAGGCAAGGAGGTATATGTTAGGATTCCATCAGTTTCAACACGAGTTTATACGCCTGGGAAAGGAAGTCTCTGATTGTATTCTCGTCGAGCCAGACGATACAGAATCAGTCATGATTCAAATTATGGGACCTTCTGGAACACCCTATGAATCTGGACTCTTTCGTATCCTACTCACAAATCTTGATACGTTTCCCCGATATCCTCCTATCGTCTTCTTTCAAACTCGAATCTGGCACCCCCTTGTAGAGTTAGAGACGGGCCGTGTCTGTCCTGCTACATTGACTCAAAACTGGTCTGCCTATGAAGGAGTGGAGGGGTTTCTCAATCGCCTTCAAGCCTTCTTCTTCTGTGAACAACTCGACTTCTGTATTAACTCCGAAGCGGCTGCTGAACTTCAGAGACACGATGGAACATTTGAAACTCACGCATCTTCCTTTACCAAGAAATATGCATGTGATTAGTTTCTACTCTAGACCGTTGTCAAAATACTTTACGCGCGGGGGAAGCCGACGAGGTTGGCGCCGAGACCGAAGCCAGCACCCTGGCGAGCCGTCACACCGATGGAGGGAGAGACCAAGTCGAGCACGGCGAAGACGGCCGCGGCAACGAGGGCCAACGTGGTGATTTCATCGAGAGGGAGGGACTTGCGGGGGATAAAGATGGCGGCGCCAGCGACGACGAGGCCCTCAATCAAATACTTGATAGCACGATTCACAACTTCACCAAAGTCCATTTGATTCTATATTCAAGGCCAAGAAATTTTTCTAGGCTCCAACTGCGGAAAAAGTCTAAAGAGGGAGTGTTGGGTAGTGTAGAATGTCCCACGACGAGAAGGAGTCTTTTTTGAGCGATGACCCGGATATCCCCAGCCAGCGTTGGTGTTTGCTGAGTTTTATCAGCCCGGAGAGTGTGCTGAACCGGAAGGATCCATTCTTCTTCAACGCATTCCTTCGCCAGTATGAACTTCAAGCCCGCACAAAGGGCCTCGAGGAGTTCTTGGTGAAGACTGTTCAGAAGTTCAATACCCAGATGGAGGACGAGGCCAATAAACTCAGTGCGGCTGATCTCAGTGGTGCCGCCCAACTTTGCCGGAAATCCACCCTTCAGATTGAGTCCTTTATCACGGACTTCCAGAAGTTCGTCAAGGAGAAGCAGAAGGAGCTGTCTTCGAGCAAACTTGCCGAAGAGTATGATGATTTCATGTTTAAGAACCAGGTGCAGTTAGAGGACGAGTTCTATGCGAAGAATGACTTCCGCACCACTGTTCGCGGTCTGAAGATTCGTGGTGCTTACAGCACTCGCGAGGAGGCGGAGAGCAGAGCCAAGAAACTCCAGAAGATGGATGCGGATCACAATATCTTTGTTGGGCAGATCGGGAAGTGGCTCCCTTGGGATCCTTCTCCCAATGCGATCCAGGACCAGGAGTATGCGGAGGATCAGCTCAACACCCTCATGAAGAAGTATAAGGAGAATGAGGAGGCACGTGAGGTGTTCCACAAGGAGCAGCGTGACAAAGCGAAGAAGACCAAGGGTGTGGTCTCCATGCCTGGACAAGAGTCTGAGTCGAACTACAACTCGAGCAAGAATCTCACTGTCAGCAAGGCTGAGGGTGATGATGCTGTTCCTTCTCTGGGAACTGGCTCCTCAGAGTTTGCGGGTATGTTCTCAGGCCCTGCGGATTTGGCGATCCAGCGGAAGATGGAGCGTGAGAAGAAGGAGTAAATCTCTAGAGGTTGTTGAAACAACTCAAAGAGATTTAGGATATTTACTTCGGGTATTTACTTCGGGTAAATCGCATGGCACTGATTGCTCTGGCAGAACGAGCCTTCAGGGCAAGTCACACCAACACAATCAGGCTTGGCAGAATCCTGGCGACCTTTCGACAACAGGTTCTGGATACGCATGTCAGTCATAGGATCCTGGAATCCCTCAAACGAACGAGGGAAGAGAGCCTTTACAAGGGGCACGAGGGCCAAGATAGCAACAAGCACAACAAGTGACAACACCAAACTTACCTGAGCGAGCCATTTCTTCTTTACCCTGGTATTTTTTACCGGAATGTCTCAAAGGCTTCTGTCACAGACTTGCTTTTATGAAGATCGGAAGCATTGGAAGCTGTGAATCCCTCCGTGGGCTGGATTTTGTCATCAGGAAGAGCCACTTTTGTCATGGATTCTATTTTGGCCTGAACGTCTTCCTTCTGTTTGATCACTTTCGCCCGCGTGCTTTCGTCCAATGTCGGATTCTCTAACAACTTATTCAGGGTCACAATTTCACCCGCAAGTTTCTTCACTTCCTCTGCCTGCTTGTTGCTTCTTTCCTGAACAGCTTGGGCTTGGGTTTGTGTAGCATCAGCAAATCCTTCTGTAAACAATCCAAGGGAAGGACCAATGAGTAACACAGCAAACAATACAACTGCTAATCCAAAAAGACCATAGGCTTTCATGAAATCTTCTACTAGGAAGTCTTATTTCATATAGCCCCAAGGCTTTACAGGTAAATCTGAGAAATAAGGCATCGTCGGGGGATCTGTAGGTTTACAATATCCATTCAAACAGGCTGTGCCGAAGGGGCAAGGAGGAAGATCGACACCACATCTTCCTTGAGGGACACTCGTATCCCAGTTGGTAAACCCTTCATTTATACGCAAAGCTCTGTCACAGAGCACAAGCAAAAAAGCAACGATTACCAATATGATTCCTGCTGTGATTTCTGGCTTCATTCTACTAATGGAAAGCTTTAGAACTTTCTAATAGCGCAATGGAATGGAGTGCTTGGAAAGCTTTAGAAATTTCTAATAGCGAATACAATGAGTGCTTGGAAAGCTTTCGAAATTTCTAATAGCGAATACCATGAGTGCTTAGAAAGTTCTTTAGAACTTTCTAACATTGATCTGAGGCCCCTTTAACCGTCTTGCCGCATTTGGATCGTAGCTGCTGTCATTCTCCTCTTTGTCCTTGTAGTATTGCGCAGAGTGTTGCCAGAATTCAGGTGCTCCAATACGGAAATCAGGGTGGATCTCGGCCTTATACCAGAAGATACAATCTTCGATCTTGTTGCTCTGACTTGTGTTGTCAATGACAAGACATTCATAGTTTTGCGTGCATTGATCCATGATTTGACAGAAGAATTCAAAGGAAGGGAAGGCGGATCCATAGTTATTAAAAATACGCTGTCTGTTTGACAAATAAGGCTCTCTGAGAATGAAGACAAAGTCAACGTTCGTTCGTAACGCAGGCTGGATACCCAAAGGATATTGCATCGTGATTAAAAAGAACACTTTTAACCAACGACCGTTCATGAACAAATACCGAATGTTCTTATCGTGAGTCCAAGAGTCGTCATACATACAGTCATCAAGAATCAAAAAGGAACGAGGGTCGATATTACTACGGCGCCCGTCCTCCTGGTCCTTCAAAATCTTCGCCATCATCATCTTCTGACGTTTGCAGAAGTTGGCCAAAATCACAGGACTAAACTCGGGGTGAATGAAAAGAGGGGGAATCATTTTGCCATACAAACCGTTCGACTCCTCTGTTCCTGAAATTACAGTTCCAAGTGGCATGTCTTGGTGACAATACAGCAAATCACGCACTAACGTACTCTTACCTGTGCGTCTTCTCCCAATAAAAATACAGACAGCATCTTGCGGAATCTTCTTCATATCAAACTTTCGCAGAGAAACATTGACAGGTGCGAGGTTTGCCATTTCTACCTGCTTTGAAAAATCTTTTCACTGCGGTAATGAACGCACTTTCCAGTTCCTTCTCAAAACAGAATGTCACTCAAAGGAAGTTTTGTTCCTCCTCCGAAGTTCTTGGAAGCTGCGATTTCCAAGACACTTTTGGAGACTACAGAGTTTTCCAATCTACAGACTTACTATCCCGGAATGGGAGTTGTCTGTGAGATGAAAGAACCTCCGAAAGGAGATGTTTGGCTTGATCACTTGCAGAGAGTCATTGGAACAGAGGACATAGAAGACAAACGCTCTGCTCCTTTGCGACTTACTGTAGAAGACAATCTTGAGAAATCAGGAGTCGAGATCACAGATGTCTCAGGCTTTCGCAAAATCACTCATTTGGTAGATCCGATTGCGTGGTTGCAGGGGAAATATACAGCACCCAAACAGCCTGTCTTGCCTGGACACAAGGAAACATGGGGGTCCATGAATCAAAAACTCCAGGATCCTATGAATCAGGCCTACGTTGAAGCCCTGGCAAGTTATGCGTTTAGCAGAATACGAGAGGGGGGCTATTCACCTCACTTTCACAAGTTTTATGGAGCCTTTTGCTGTGTCGCCAAAAGTTATTCCTACAACATCACCGACTCCTATATGTCATATAGACACCACCGTTGGTTCTGGGACAGCCAGGAAGAAAAGAAGTTCACAATTG